GTATCTTCTAGTTCGATGGTTATTCTGATTTCAGAATACTTATCGATACATTATACGAGAATATACAATTAGATAAAGACTTTCAAATGACACCACATTCGAGATTAGTTACATTTACTGCGCCAGGGATGAAAGCGAGAGTGATCGCAGTCGCCGACTGGGTATCACAAACCGCTCTATCAGCTATCCATTTTAGCATGTTCAAAATGTTAAAATTAATACCATCTGATTGTACATTCAACCATAAAAGTGGTTTAAACATCTATCAAGCAAACGCGACTTCTTTTTATTCTCTTGATCTATCGGCGGCGACAGATAGACTGCCGAGAATACTCCAATCTAGAATTATTGCTAGACTCTATAATAGATTGGGATACGATGGTGAAATAATAGCAAAAGCATGGCTTGAGCTAATAGATCGCCAATATACGACGAAAGGTAGTGCATTTGAAAAAGTATTAACAAGTGTTAAATACTCAGTAGGTAACGGGATGGGATTATTCTCATCCTGGCCTACAATGGCATTAACTCATCATTATATTGTATCTCATCTATGTAAGGTACCGTCGGATAACTATCGACTGGTTGGAGACGATTTACTCATCAAAGATTGCAAACAATCTTATGAACTATATTTAGAAACAATGTCTAATATAGGAATGGGAGTAAATTTAACAAAAACTATCGTATCAGAATCAGAGCGGCATACAATTGAGTTTGCACGTAATTATATCATCAAAGGATGCCCAATCAACACAATTCGATTTGGTGCAGTATATGCCTGGATAGACGGTAATATAACATCCGAATCAGCTATATGGCATCTCCGTGATCATGTTGATTTTCATACTATTGATAATATATTCGAGATATTCAACGATAAACACGATCTAATCTTAAGAATACAACTATATTATTATCTATGGAAACAAAATATACTGTCTAATAATAATGTGGACTGCTTATTAAGAAAAATGAACGTAACTAAATTTAATACCATGATATTTTCTGAGATCAAAATTATCACTACAACTGCAGCTGATAAATTTAGAACAAAAGAATTTAAATCCAACTCCTTTTATGATAACTTACTATCAGCGTGTGTAGTAAGAAAAGAAGATGAATTAATTTATGTTACAAAATTCGCTGAATCAATCGCAATGATTGCATTTGCTCAGGATGCTCTCATCGAACCGGCTGAAAGATTCCATCGTAGATTAACGGACGCAAGTCTGATTAAATACGACGTAGAGCTAACAGGGGGTCCTATGCTATCTAAAAGAGAAAGATCTCTAATTAAAAGCATACATGATTCCCTCTAGTAATACATCCATTTCAAAATAAAAGCTAACTATACTTAAATACTAAATTTATATTCGTTCTTTCGATCAATCATCAAAGATAAGTGATTGGTAAGATCGTATTTATATTTAGTTAAAATCATCTTAATAGTATCCAGAAAGATGAATCA